GCTTGATGTGCTGGACAAGTACGAAGACCATCAGGACGTGATGTACCCGATCAATGTCACAACGGTGGCGTGGGTTGACCGGAGGCAGACGGAGTGGATGCGAGTCGCGAAGACAATCCCTGGCCGACTGAAGGACAAAGAGGGATTGACGGCGATGGCGGCAGCGTGCCGCGGGCCAGAGAGCATTGTGGATTTGATGAGGAAGATCAACCGTCCTGCTGAATCAAAGGTATCCACTTAGCAAGTTCCTCCCGCACAACGTACAACCGACCCCCAATTCGAACCCCGGACAACCAGAGATGGCTGCCCGGGGTTTTTTTGTTTTTCAGCCCACGGGTAACCCACAGTCGGACAGTATCGTCGGTCACCTCAATGCCATACGTGGCGAGGATCGCAACCACCTCCTTCGCAGAGAGGTAAGGCTTCGATGCTTCAACTGAGGGGGCCATGCCGCAAATCCGAGAAAGATGATAAAACCGAAAGTGATAGATTTATAACAGTACAGGTATTGCAAGTCTAGCCTTGATAGATTCTCATAGTTGGGAATAGTCCTCCCCCAGACACAAGGAACCCCCATGTCCTTCCCGAATCAAGTAATGCCAGCGATGCCGTCGTTTGCTGATCTCCAAGCCCAGATGAGTCAGCAGCCACCAAACACAATGAGTGCTCCGTCTGGGGGAGCCAATAGCCTTCCCGCTCCGGTGGCAACACCGGGCGGGCAAGGTTTTTCCCCTCCACCTACGCAGCCTGTCCCACAGCCCGCACCAGTACCTGAGTCATACCTTTCTCAGCTTGAACGAGCAGGCAAGGTTCCAGCAGGTCAGTTCAGATCAGAACGAGAACTGATTGACGCACTGTACAGTACCGCCGAAGACCTTGCAAACCGCGTTGAACAACGACCGCCCGAAACACCTGTCGCACCAGCTCCGACCGTAGTACCGTCAATCAACTCAGACGACCTGAACAAAGCTGCGACGATGTTCCAGCAGCAGGGATGGTTGTCAATGAGTAACGGGCAGTGGGTTGCATCAAACCCGATTGCTCAGGGTGCGGCTCAACAGCTTAACACTTCGATGTTGGAGGCTCAGGCCCGGCAGGCAGAACTGTCAGACCCGTCAGCCTTCATCGCCAAGTACGGTAAGTCAGTCATTGAACAGGCTCTGACCCCATTCCAGCAGAGACTCGCTGAGATGGAGACCCAGAACTATGCACTGCAGGCACGCCTTGCAGAGACAATTCCCCGTCCTGATAAACAGTGGGTCGAAGCCAACAAAGCCCATCTGTGGACGACCGATCAAGCCGGATCGCAGACGCCCACGCCAGCCGGGAAACTCTACGGTCAGGCATGGGACATGGCTCAACGGTCAGGGATGAATGACCTGAACCAGATTCACGAGTACGCCCTTCAGGTAGTCCAGCCTTACATCACACAGACACAACCTATTGCTCCTCAGCCCCAAGTGCCGTGGATGCAGCAGGTGCAGAATAGTCCCGGGTCAGATCCGAGCTTCACGTCGCCCGGATCTTCATTTAGTGCCCAAGTCCCGCCCAGCAGTATCGGCATCCCTGTCGGTAACGATGGGTTCCCGCAGTTCAGTATGCTTCAGGCCATGGGTTCCCAGGGCCGCTAACACCGGAGTAAAACATGGCTCATAGTCTTGTACCGTCCACGGTATCAGGTCACATCAACAGTGTCCGTGACCTGGCACCACGTTACTGGAAAGGTATTTCGGACCTCACCGTTCGAAACTTCCTGACCTTCTACAACCTGCGGAAGTGGGGGTCCCTGACCTTCAACGCCCGCTCACACAGCCAGGTGTGGAACGCTCGCGTTAAGCAGCCAACCATTCTGCCAGCCGTGGACAACCAGCCGATTGAGTTCGTGAACTGGGACACTGACATCCAGTACTACATCGGTATCAAGGGATACCGTGGATCTGACTTCCTGCCAGAGCAGGAATACCTGCAGGCTCAAGGTGCTCCGGAGCAGATCACCAATCGATACGAACGCAAGTCCAAAGAGATTGCTCAGGCAACTCAGGAACGCTTGTGTCACTCGTTCTGGAAAGACGGTAACGTCGCTGCCAATGCGTACGACTTCACCGGCATCAAGACCCCACTGAGCTATACAGCCGGCACGACCGGTGCTGCTGACTTGGTTGGCCAGCCTGATGGAACGTACGCAGGTCAGTCCTGTGTGCTCGGCAACCTTGGTGGATCATGGTCAAGCAACATGGCCACGAAGCCAAACGCTAACCTTGCAAAGGACTGGCCTTTCGGTCAAGGCTCAAGCGAGTACGACGGCACTAGCCCACTGATCGTGAACTACGCTGCTACTGGCTGGGGCACTGGTGCAACTGATTGGGCAACCAACGCAGTTGCTGCTACGAGCTATGCTCAGACAGCAATGCTGCACCGCGGTGGCCAGTCAATGGTTGGTGCCAAGACTCAGGTGGCAATGGCCTCTGAAATGTTCACCGACTTCAAAAACTCATTCCGGGAAAACAACCGTCAGATCATGCCGTTCACGGACGGTGACCTGGGCTATCCAGGTGAGACTCTGATGGTCGACGGCATGGTCTACTCAATGGACTACGCAATCCCATCAGGTGAGGCCTACATGTACTTGCCACAGTACCTGGAAGCTTTCTTCCTGCACAATGACATCTACGGTGTCATGGGTCCTGAGTACAGCATCCCACACGTTGGGTACCTGTACTACATCAGCACCTACGGGAACTTCAAGTTCCTGCCGAAGTACTTGTGCCGATTCGTGTCTGAGACTGCGTGATAACCCGAGGCCGCCCTTAGCCCGGCACTACGGTGCCGGGCTCCTCTCCTGAATCTTTTTTTCCATTGAGGATACTAATATGACCGTTACAGTTCAGGCCCGGCTCGGGTCAATCGATGTGATCAAAGACGCGAACTCCCTTGGGCAGATCGCAATGTTTCAGGATCAGGACCAGACGTCCCCTGACTCACCCATCATCAACTCCGGCACGCCTGTTTACGCGGTTCTCGTGAAGAACGGTTTGGCGGGTGTGGTTACTCCAGGTCTTGGTTACACCTACAAGTCCGGCAAGATCGGCAAAGAGGTCGGTGCCTTGTCCGGTATCAACGCCATCTGTGATGGAGTGGCCGACCCGTTCTACACAGGCACGATCCCAGTAGGATCGTACTTCTGGCTCATCATTCAGGGCCCGATCGATATCAAGATTGGTGCTGGCGACGTCACAGCTAACGCCGAAGTTCAGACACTGGCGAACGGCCTCTTTGGCACGGGCACGGCTGGAACGAACCCAATCGGGCACGTCGGCAAGGCTGTCGAAGCTGCGGTGTCTGGTGCTTCTGCACGAGTCTACTTCCGCTCACCATTCGCAGCAGTCAAACCGTAATCCCAGCAATGGGTAAGAAAGGTGGTGATCCAGTCTATGGCAGAACCAGAACCCCGTCCGGCACCGTCCGGCATTCACTCTCAATCGGCGGCTCAAACCGTCCATGCGGGCAATCCGATCCAAGTGGACCTTAAGCCAAACACCCAGCGGTGATGCTGGACTATGACTTCTAGGGCAGGCAGGTTAAACTTGCCTGCCCTTTTTCTTTGGAGCATCTATGGCCTCGATCCTCGACATACTGTCCGGTGCTGGCAATCTGCTTGACTTGCCTGGAAGCTCTCTACGGGACATTCTCGCCGGGCGGAACCCGTTCGACCAATGGGCGACCCCCTTCTCTGACGGTAACCGAGCAACTGGCCGTGACGTGTTGTATCCATTCCTCGGGGCCAATGAAGAGACGGGTATGTCCGGATGGATGGACAACCCGATGGAGGGCCTGAAGGACATGGCCGGCTTCGGCGTGGAGATGTTCTTGGACCCGATGAACCTGGTCCCTGCTGGGGCACTGACACGGGTTCTCAAGGGCCGCGGAGCGGCACGCAAGGTCAACCGAGGTATTGACGCTGTTGTGCAGCACCCTGAGCGTATGCGGCTCGCCAAGCAGATGCAGGAAGGATTCGGTGAGTCAGGCACGCACACGATGAATCTATTGGACTCATACGCAGTCCACAATAAATTACCTGCAGAACAGGTGCATGGGCGTATTGACGTTGGTGATGTTCAGAATCCGATGGGTGGTGACACCCTGTCGCAGTCACCTCAACAAAGTGGCATAACCGATGAGTTCAGCGAAGCCGCAGGCAAGACAGCAAGACCCTGGAAGACAACGGCGGTCTATAAGGAATCACTGAAGCATATTAAGGCAGGGGATCGCGTCGTCGATTACGGGTCAGGCCCGTATCAGTATGTGAAAGATTCCATAACGGGTGCCGGGGCGGAGTATGTCCCGTTTGACAGATTCGGGGGGATCGGCTCCATCGACGATCTTAGAGATGCAGACGTGGTCATGGGTAGTAATGTCTTGAACACGGCTACGTACTCCCCAGACCCACAGGCTGCGTACTCCCAAGCGATTCGTGAGATGGCTGCAGCGATGAAGCCAGGGGCCTCACTTGTTGTAAATATGCCGGGCAGCGGTCCACGAGCAGAGTGGATGAGTCCATCCAGGTTGAAGGATGACCTTGGAGAGCTATTTGATGACGTTACAAGAAAAGGAGATGTGGTTGTAGCGAGATCTCCAAAAGCCGTTCAATCCCCGAGCAACCCAATGGGGGGTACTGACGTACTGTTCCAGTCCCCGACCGACCCAGGCTACCGGTCTGAACCGTTCTACTCCAAGATCATGGAAGCGGTGGACGCTGGTAAGATTCCGAACAGGGTCGGGAGGGAGCAACTGTTGAAGACCCTCACTGGGTATGGGGTCAAGCAGGAAGAACTTGCCGACATGGCAGACGACTTCGACGAGTTGTTCTCTGGTGCGGACAAGGTCTCTAAGGATGATGTCTTCGCCCTGGCTGCGGATAAGGCGTGGGCACAGAACTCAGTGGAAGAGTTGACCCAGTGGCGTCAACCGATAGAGAAGCAGATGTACGAACTGGATGACCAGATACGGGGACTCGATCGTGGGATTTCTGCGGCTCGAAGGGAGGGTAGAGATGACGTCGCTGAGCAGATTCTAGCTAAGGCTGACGAATTAGAGATGCAGATGGACGGTCTGTACGACCAGATGGATGACATGGAAGGTACGCCGGAAACCGGGTACAGTGACTACCAGATACCGGGAGGTAATCCCGGCACATACCGGGAGTTGCTTCTTCGCAACCCGATGCACAAATACGACTCTCACTTCAAGGAGTTTGGATACCCGGATGTGCAGGCCCACGCCCGCGTAGACGAAGTCACTTTGCCCTCCGGCGAGAAGGCGATGCGTATCCAAGAGATCCAATCGGACCTGCACCAGAAAGGGGCGAAGCGGGGGTACGCTGGAGAAGACTTCCCGATGGAGCCACGCACGGCTTTGCTACCCGTAGACGTTTCATACGAGGGACCCTCACTTGCTTCAGGCGGGGGCTTCCAAATAGTTCTCAGTGACGTATATGAGACGAGTGGGATGGGTAATAAGAACGTATGGGGGAGCACACTGGAAGAGGTGAGGAAGAAGGCTGTTGAACGGGTTAACAGTCGGCTGGCACCCCGATATGGCCGGTTCGATGAAACACCTCTGCCCAGTATTGTATCGCGTAACTGGGAACGTATGCAGGGGAGGATGGCACCTGACGCACCGTTCAAGAAGTCATGGCCTGACCTCATGGCCAAGGTGATTCTACGGAACGCGGCTGAGAAAGGGTATGACACGGTCACCTTGGCACCGGGTGAAGCCGCGGCTAGGGCGGTAGGCGGACCTCAGGAAGCTCTCGGGAAGTTCTACAATGACAAGATGACCAACATCATATCGAAGCTGGTGAAGAAGGGGGGCGGTACGGTTGAAAAGGCTACTGACGCCGCCGCTGAAAAAGGTCGCACCATCTTCAGACTATCGCCCCAGATGAAGGAAGAACTCCTTACCAAGGGTCAACCCCTCTACCAGAACCCGATATCCCCCCGGGGTCAGATCGCGTTTCAGGGGGATCGTATGCGGATCAGTCCCATCAGCCCAGACGCTTCGACAGCCCCACATGAGGCATCACACGCTGTCAGGCGAATGCTACAGCCAGAGCAGATGCAGGAAGCCGGGGGTATCTTTGGGAACAACTGGGATGTACCGGCAGAAGAGTCCTTCGCCCAAGGGGCGGAGTCCTGGCTCCAGCGTACCAGCACGACTAGCCCTGCAATGTCAGGAACGATGGGTTTCTTCAACCAAAATATGAATGACATCTACCCGGACCCCATGAAGGCTCCAAGTGGGGCCGACCAACTCTACTCAAAGATATTCGGTATTACTTCGGGCAGATCTCCATTGGACCGAGCCAGCATGCCAGGTTACGCTGCACCTGCCGCAGCAGGTGCAGTCTATAATGCTCTGCAGGCAACCAACCGGCACGGTGGAGTTCAGTGACAATCGATCTTCCACTCTCAGTCAATTTCCCCGGACGACATCTGTGTCCCGCGTGCGGGCTACCGTTGCCGCCAAGTTCATTCTCCCCCAGAGGTGTGTGTATGTCATGCGATGAATCAGCAACAACAGCGGGTCAGATCGCCGTCATGGCAAGTAAGGTTCCCCAACGTGGATTCAAGGAGGCACTGGCCGAGGTCAAGAAGGCGGGGCGACCGCTTACACTTGACGTGGCCGAGGCGGCCATGGATGAGCTTGGTGGTGCCTCTCAGCTTGGCAGGATGATGGCTGAGGACCTCAAGAAGTTGAGGGGTGAAGGTCTATCCGAGGAGCAGATGGTCTTCCACGAGGTCGACTACAAAACCGTGAAAGGACTTTACGAGGCGTTGATACGCCTTGCCACTGAGCGTGACAAGATGGTCGGTGAGACCGGGGACCCACTCGATGGGATCTCTGAGCAGGACTTGCTTGCAATCGCCAGTCAGGCGGCATCACTCCGAGTTGAGGCCGATCCTGACTACCGGCGGCAGATCATGCAACAGGTCCTTGAACTGGACCACAACCTGATCCTTGAGTTCGCCGGCCTGGCTCTCGACATCGTTGACAGCGGCCCAAAGGTTGAGGTGATTGATGTCAACTAACATTGATAAGATCAGGGCATCACTTACGCAGCGACGTGATATCCAGCAGGGTCTTGCGGCTGCAGCCAAGGTGGCCAAGCAGAAGCTCAACGCCTTGGATATGTTCAGGCCCACGATCTACCAAGAAGCCGTTGTCAAGTGCGATGCCTCCGAGATTCTGGTTCAAGGGGGAACTCGCTCCGGCAAGTCTACAATCGTCGCGGTGATGATCGCTGCGTACCTGCTCAACAAGCCCATCACATTTGCGGACGGCACTCAGCATAGCGTGCGAGAGCAGGGTTGGGCCGGACGTCCGGTCACAGTGTGGCTCATCGGTTTGCAACTCAACCACATCGGTCAGACGATCTATCGTTTGCTCTGTCGACCGGGTGCTTTCGATATGGTACGTGACAAGAAGACCGGGCTGTGGCGAGCGTGGCAGCCTGGCCGTATCCCCGGCGACGAGGACATCCCTGTTGAAGACCGCAAGCCCGCCCCGCCGTTGATCCCTCCATCAGAGATTGCATCTGAGTCATGGGACAACAAGGCCAAGCATGAGTTCGCCAGTCTCACCATGAGGGACGGATCATGGGTCTACGCCTATGCGTCAAGCGGTGCGGTGAAACGCGGAGACCCTGTCAACCGCGTATGGATCGATGAGGAGATCGAGAACTCGGAGCACTACCCTGAATGGCAGAGTCGTCTGTCTGACCGCAAGGGAAGGATCTACTGGACATCGTGGCCGAACATGCGGACGCCCGCGTTAATCGCTCTGTACCGGCGGTGTGTGGCTCAACGTGATGAGGTTGAACGTGGGGTCCGGGTAAAGGCGGACGTTGTTAACTTCAAGTTCCGCGGATCCGACTCCCCCTTCGTAGACGATGAGGAAAAGCGGAAGCGTGCCGAAGGTTGGACCGAGGATCAGCTTCGAGCCCGCGATCACGGGGACTTCGTCATGGACACAATCCAGGCGTACCCCGAGTTCAACGTGAAGTACCACTGTGTGGACTACGGCCCCAACAGCCCCCTCAATGACAAGGTCACGGAGGCAATGCGGAAGCTGAACTGGAACGTCCCACACGACTGGTGCGTCGACCTAATCCTCGACCCAGGTACAACTAGGCCTGCCTTGCTGTGGGCGGCCATACCCCCCAAGGAATTCTGGGACGACGGGGAACCCTACCACATCATCTTTCGAGAGATGGCCATTCCCAATATCGATGCCGCCATGATGGGATTGCGAGCAAAAGCCGCGGATCCGGGGCGGAGATACTCCCGTTTTATCGGGGACCGGAAGGCTGGAGACCAGACACCGATGGGGTTTGCGTGGGACGTGTTCGAGCAATACTCCCGGGAGTTCCGCAAGGCGGGGTTGAAATGTCAACTAACAGGTGATATGTTTCTCAGAGGTGAGACCATCTGGGTTACACGGTCTATGAAGTTGCGGAGCCTTATGCGGTCTCGACCGAGCGGAAGGCCCCGCCTCCGCGTAGTTCCGCACATGTGCCCCACGCTGGTTAAGCAATTGGAGACCACCGTCAAACAGGTGGCCAAGGAAGCTGTACTAGACAAACTGGCCCCGGGGCAGGTACATGACGTCTTGGATACCTGCGAGTATTACGCGGGGTTTGAGCCTACATTCTTATCACCGCCGCCGGGGCCAGCGATCAGCGACCCAGGTCAAGCCATGTTTGACAGTGATAAGAAGTTCCTTGACGGGATCTTCAAGTTGAATAAGAAAAACGATACCAGGGGACCGATCGTTCTTGGTATGCCATAACCCCAGACCGGAGCATTCCCAGTGCGTCTTACAGATTTGATCCGCGAGTTCACGATCGATAAAAACCCGATCACGGTTGCCATCGGCGATGTGGTTTGGCTGTTCAACGAGAACCAACTTGATGCCATGCCTCACGTCGCCACCGTCACGGCATTCGGCGAGGACAACATGGTTGACTTGACATACAACGCGGTAGTCGGAAGCAGACTCGTACCGGTACAGGGTGTATGCCTTGTTGGTGACGAGCGGCTGAAGAATGCCAACTACCGCAAGCGTGGGTCCTGGATTCCACGAGGGGCGTTCCCTTCGCTCAACCTGAAGTAGGCAACTGATGCAACCAACGGCAGAAAATATCCAGCAGTACCTGCTCGGACCCATTGTCAGTCAGTGGTACTCTCGCTTCACTTCCGCGGAGAAGGCGAAGGAGCGATTCAATGTCATGGCGAAGTTATGCCGTCAGTTCCTCGGATCCTCTGCCAAGGCAATGTGGGAGGATACGTTCCGTGAAGAGTTCTACCCGAAGGTGGCAGCACCTCAGTTCATGGTATCGCTCAACAAGGCGTTTGAGCTTGTAGCCATCATCGGGCCTACCCTCTACTGGCAGAACCCGGCGAGAGAAGTCCAGAGTAAAGACGCGATTGATCAGACACGTATCGCCCAACTGATGGGCGTGGTTGATGAGGAGATGCTGAAACAGGTTCAGCAACAGCAGGCACAAGATACAGAGCAGAAGGAGATCCGCAACTCCCTCGCTACTACAGTCATGGAGTACATTGGTCGTGAGCATCCCGGCGGGACAAAGATTGACAACGAACTCTCCATCCAGGACGCCCTTGTCACCGGGCGTGGATGCATGTGGACTGAGACGTACTCTAACCGGTCTACCGGTGAGCCGATGGTGGGCTCCTTCTACGACCCAGTGGATAACCTACTCATCGACCCTGACGCCAAGGATCCCGCATGGAGAGACGTGCGGTGGATCGCTCGTCGCCATGTCGAACCGGTCTGGGTTGTTGAGCGTCGATTTGGATACGAACCCGGCTACTTGAAAGGCCGAGGTACGCACATCTCATCCGAGTACATGTCTCGTATGGAGGTGGAGGTCGGCAAGGGCAACTCCATGTACCAGGACCAGATCGAATGGTACGAGATCTGGAGTACCGGTGGTATCGGTGCTCGAGTCACCGGCATTGACGCACAGATGGGTCAAGCCCTCGACCAGTTGACTGGCGATAACTGTTACCTATGCATCACACGCAACCTCATGCACCCACTGAACCTGCCACCAATGTTGGTGAGTCAGGGCGGCCCGGAGCACATCCAAGATGCACTGCGGTGGCGTACGTCGAGATACGGGTCGGTATTCGAACTGTGGCGTGACCGTAAGTGGCCGGTCGAAGTGGTGGACTTCTACCCAGTCATCGGATCGTGCTGGCCGATGGCGGTACTCGGCCCCGGTATCGGCTCACTGCTGGCGATGAACATTCTGTTGGTATCTCACCTGTCGATGTCATGGGACCGGCGGCGAGATATCATTGCGGCTAACGGTGCCTACGCCGACGAGGTCGAGGCAGCGATCAAGGGTGAAAACAACCCGGCGATTATCAAGATCAACTCTGCTTCACAGATGGGTATCTCCGACCTTGTCGCATTCGTACAACGGCCAGAGGTGCAGGGCAATCTGCTGGAGTGGGTTCAGTACCTCGACAACCAGTTCCAGATGGCCACGGGGCTGGATGACATTCACTACGGTGTCAGCCAGAAGCAGGCCCGTGTCAGCGCGGACGTGAACGCCAAGCAGTCTGCTGCCAACGTACGGCCGGAGAAGATGGCCACCGACGTCCACGAGTTTGTGGTCAACATTGCCAAGAAGGAACTCTGGCTGGCCGCTCAGTACATCAAGGGAGAGCAGTTGCGGTCACTCCTCGGAACATGGGGAGCTATGGCGTGGGACACCCTCCTCGGGTCAATGGACATCGACACGCTGTTCCGTGAGATGGAAGTTATCATCGAAGCCACCGACATGCGTCGGCCAAACCGTGACAAGGACATGTCTGACCTGAACGCCATCGCCCAGTTCTACTTGCCGGCTTCCCAGAAGTACAGTGAAATGACTGGCGACGAGAAGCCGCTTAACGCTTTCATGCACAAGTACTTCTCTTCGATGCAGATGAAGAACCCAGAAGACTTATTCTTCGGCCCATGGCACCCAGCACCTGATCCACAGATGCAGCAGATGCAGGCTGAGGCTCAACAGGTTGAGATGGCTAAGACCGCGGCGACCACCGAAGAGATTAAGGCCAAGACAGTTGCAAGACTGGTGGATGCCCAGTATAAACAGCAGGGGGCTAACGCTCCTGCTGCCCAGAAGATGAAGTGGGCTGAGATGTTCAACGCTCAGAAGATGAAGATGCAGGACGAGTCCCACCTGCAGAAGATGGTCCATCTGCAAGAGCAGGCGGACATACAGGCCGAGGCGGCCCGTAACAAACCCAAGCCGGGAGGCAAGTAGCCGTGGAACGATTCAAAACCAGACGAGAGAATCTTGAGTACGACGCGGTCCTGCAGGCAGGGCCTCACGCGGTGGAAGCCTTTGACCGCATGATCGCCAAAGGGGAGTCTGTCTCCATGGCGGCTCAACTCGCGACGAAGTCTCCTCCACGGGGAGGCATCAGTGACCAGCTTCTGCAACGTAACACCAAGAGTGTTACGGAGCAGTTCAAGGGCTGCCCGGCGATGCTTGACCTGTACCGAAAGAACTACAAAACCCAGACCGGAGAGAACCTACCGGAGGACGCGGTTATCTATCGCAGCCTCGCCGAGTATCCCGGAGACCCAGGCTGTATCGTGACGCACAAGCAGAGCCTGTCTGACGTGCGGAAGATCATGAAGGACCGGAACAAGCTGGTTGAAGGTGACTGGGAGAACCATCCAGTATCCCAGGCTCCAGAGCCACAGGTTGTCCGCATGAACGAGAATGTTATGTCTCGATACCTGTCCGAGTACCGGCAGGAAGAGGAGTTCGCCAATCTCGACGAGCGAGAGCTACGAGAGATGATCATCGACAATCACACACAGGTGGTGACAGCCGATGATGCGATGAACGCCCCGACATCTATCGACCAGGTTAATCAAGAAGTTTTTGGAGGTGAACAATGCATACAGTAATCCACCCAGCAGAGCGAGCGGTTCTTGAAGAGAAGTTGCGGTCAGTCCTTGGTGGCGGTGCCGCAACGACAGCCCTGCTGAAACTGCTGGACGCTGTCAACGACAACTTGGCCCCGTACACAGAAGTGGTACCGGTCGCTGATCTTGAAATAGCCCTACCTGTCGAACCCGCTCCCGAAGTTCAGGTCACTGAAAGCTCTCCATGATCACAGTCTCCGACATGATGGGTCACATTGCCGTCCAGATCAACGCCTCACTCGGCGGGATGCTGGAGGGTAAGGTACGCACGGCTGTGCTGACAGCGTGGTCCCGGCTACTCAGCATGTACGACTGGGCTTACTTCCATCGCATGGGGAGTATCATCACCTACGCTGGTCAGACGACCGGCACCATCGACTTCAATGCGTCGACTCGGGTCGTCACCTTAACGGGTGCAACGTGGCCGACTGACGCCACGATAAAACACGTACGCTTGGATCACAACTGGTATCCCATCTATAAAAGAACTAGCTCTACGGCGATTGAGCTTTTCGAGGGTAAACACCCTGAAGCGGATCTGGATGACCAGGCGTATTTGCTACAACAGATTCTGTACCCTCTCCCACCTGACGTAGGCGATATCGTACAGATTCTTGAAGGGTCGCAGAACCTACAGATGCTGCGGCTCAACCTACTGGAGGCCCACCTGATTCAAGAGGGCATGACTTGGTCACCGTCGCTGCCAACGTGTTACTCGCTGATAGCTGATAGTGCCAACCCCGGCCGGTGGAATCTCTGGCTACCAACTGAGCAGGCAACATCGACAACACTCCAGTATCTCTACGTGGCCCGCAAGCCAAGTACTTCTTTGGTTCGTGAGATGAGGGGGACTGTCAGTGTCGCTTCAGGCGTTGCCACATTCACAGATGCGGTTGTCAGTCCTCTGTGGGAAGGTGCTGTCCTGCGTATCGGGAAATCCGACACCGCCCACCCGACTGGGGAGTTTGGCGATGTTCCTGCTAACGATCTGGTTTACAATCGTGACTGCTATGAAGTTCGTGTCGTAAAGGTACTGACCACCACGACCTGTCAAGTCAGCGACACATCGATCAGTATCAGTGACGTGGCGTACCATGCGTCAAGTATGATTGACGTGTGTGACGGTGCAATGACCATGCTCTTGCAAAGGCTATGCGAAGATGAGTACGGTTCTAAAATGGTTGGTAACCACACTGAGAAACTGGTTAGTGATCGTAGGCTTGCTCAAGCCTTTAACGATGCGAAAGCGTCTGACGGCAGATATGTTCGAAACAAAGGCCCTGCATCTCAATGGTACGGCCTTAGACTCCGGGACGTCGGGTACGTTGGTACTGGAACTTGAGCTTGTCCCGACGAAGGTTCTGATGGCCGAACTGGCCAGTCGATACGATGCCTTTGTGATTATTGGCACCAAGTACCTGGCAAAGGAAAGAAGTCGAAGAGAGTTGATGTGGAACGGGGACATCGACGACATGGTTGAAAGTATTGATATCGCCCGGGGTATCGTGATTGATGACTACGAGAACCAAGACAAAAGTACCAGTGAGGAAATAGATGGCGAATCCTGACTGGGCAATACTTGACAGATCGTACCGTATTTTACAAACCGCGGCTGCCAACGGAGAATTCGTGGCAGCACAAGGAGAACGGGTACGATCTGTCATTCCACAAGCGGTACGGATATGGAAAGTGGTAGAAGGTAGCGACCGCAATCGGACACCAGACGGAATGCAGAACATGATCCTCCCGGGGATTCTCGTCACAGCATTGCCGGTTGAGTCGACCCTCGGGGCCGGACTCAACTGTGCTGACGACGAGGTTCACCGGATTGCAATTCAAATAGTCGACTCGATCCCACACCAGCATGAAGGTCCGAATCGAACCTATACGAACTGGATGAACGAGATCCGGCTGAAGTTCACCACGGTGCCCAACCCCTTCTTGCAGGATGCCGATGTTAACGAGTATGATCCATTCGTAGTACACCCTCTCAAACGATTGCCCGCAGAAGCCCAGAGTCTGGTACGGCATGAACAACAAGTCGCAATGTTCACATTCCAGGTAATGGTCAGACATCACAGATAGGTATAAACATGGCAATCAGCGTAGCAATCGACGTCCGGATGATGATCAACGGCAGTAAGTTCTGCTTCGCCAAGTTCCTCGACCAGTCGAGCTTTGAACGAATCCAGAACCCTGATGCGATCTGTGGCAACCGCGACCCGCTGATTAACCGCACAGCCGCTGGCCGCCGCAAGATCCAGTTCACCACATTCCATGACATCACAAACCCGATTCTTGTTGCACTCCTGCCTCTGGCCGGCATGACGTTGGCCACCGGAGCATACACGGCGAACCAGACCGTCAGCACGATCCCGATCATCATTGATAAAGTTGGAGCCGTCCATGAGTACACAAATTGCCGCATGACCCGGATGATCCTCCGCGGGCAAGTCGGAACGATGCCGGTGTCGATGGAGTGCACTTGGATTGCTGAAGACGAACTGGAAGACGCAGCCACGTCTTGGGTTGACGGAACAGTCGATAACCTGTTCGGCTTCCCCGGCACGACGTACACGGTCGCTGCGGCCGCTTACGGCATCGACCGATTCGCCTTTGTGATTGACAATAAGTTGGTTCAGTCTTGGAACGCCAGCTACACTGTCACCGACGTTGGGCCAGGACCGCGGCAGACGCTGCTCGCTACCTCCGTGCCGTACACCGTCGCTAACTCCGGCGTATACTGGGACAACCGAGACACGACTGTCGGAGTCGCCCTGGCGTTGGTCCTAACCAACGGTACCGACACGATGACGATCAACCTACCGAAGGCAGTTCTGAACCCGGAGTCTCCTTCAATCGAAGGAGCCTTGGAAGAGATCCGGTTGCCGCAGACATGGGAAGCCCACCGTCAGTCCGCCGTCGCAGCCTTCAACATTGTACTGACTAACACATGATCGACGCCGAACTCGACGATGGATTCACGTTTGAGGTGGACGGTAACCCCGTCCGCCCACTTCTTCACGCCGACCCGGTTCGGAAGAAGTCGTGGCTCCCCGGGGCAGTACGTAATCGGTGTTTCTTTCGGCGGCAGCCAACTAAGGCCATGCTCCTCCGTGTGGCGGGGTACACTGTCCCTGTTGAGAACAAAGACTTTCAGGATCTGTCCGACAGCGTATCGCTGCACTGTACTCCCCTCAGAGACGCTTACGTCACGGCTTTAAGCCTGCTTGACTGCGGGGACTGTCAGCGATACGCTGTCGACCATAGTACCGGCAAGGTCGTCATTGGACCGAACGGAAAACCGACGCCCATCCCGGGCGGGGTGAAGGTGCCCTGTGAGACCCCCAGAGGCTGCCTGAAGCGGCACCACACTGACCCGCTTGGATTATCCAATCCACGTTGGGCGAAGACGTGGCGGCACTTCTGGACGTACAGGAACGTGATTGACCATGCGTTGAAAGACGACCCGATATTCCTTCGGAACAAACTCCTGCTCACCTGGATTATTGACTATGGACGAGATAGCAGATTTGATCCGTTTATTGGCGGAGGCACCGGCGGAGGAAGCTCCGATGTCCCGGCCGAAGGAACTACTGGATCGACTTGCAATCGAGCGAGCAGTTCAGGAAGGAGTTGTTCAGCCGGGGGCCGCAGTTCCGGATGCCGACCCAAAGTACCAATCACAGATGGTCGGTACGACGGCGTCACCGACAGTCCCGTCAGCGACGGGCGGAGTGCCGAGCAAGATAAACCTGCGACAACCGACGATTGGGTCGTCAGCTTCGCCCATAGCTGGGATGCCGACAGCCGGGCAGGCCGCCTCACCGTCACCAACCCAAACGCAAATCGGGGCAACGGCGAATCCTAAGACGGGCATCCCAGACGTACCGGTCGAGGTGCAGATCCAATCCCCCGCCCAGTTTGCGGGGCGGCCCGCCCCAGTTCGGTCAGTTGAGGCAGTGGCGGGAATGCCCGCACAGCCCACAGTCGGACAAGCAGAGTCTCAGAGCCCCGCAGCGGTTCGACCAGGGTCTGCCCAGACCGGCCCAGCAGCGAGCCCCACACAGCCTCTGACGGAGACACAGCGGGCAGCCGAGGCGAAGCGGGCTGAAGTTATGTCGGCCCCTACAGCAAGGGTGATGTCCCCCGAGACCTTCATGAGCCGAGTGGCCACCCCGAAGATCCTTGACGCGATCGCGGGAATGCCTGCAGCGACAAGGCAGCGGGAGACAGTCATGGCTGTGGCCTCGCCAAACCCACGGTCCCAGGTTACGATATCAGTTCCGCCGGCATTCCCCATCGACCCGAAAGAGGCTTTCTCGATGGTGGACGAGCAGATGGAACTTCCCCCCAGACAGGAGCCTATTGAGAGGCGTAACATCGTTGTCGACACAACCGACCTGAAGTTGGAGTCAACTGAAGCCTACGTCTCCAGAATGTTTCACTCCACTGAAGGTGCCCGGTCAGACTTGGATAGGTTCGTATTATGATTTTCCAGTACGGTGGATATTCACACGACCAGGATGAAGTGATGGTGCGCACTTCAGTCCAGGGGATCTTCGACAAGTTCAACCGCCGCATGGGGGCTATGGTCGAGTACACGATCGTTGGAGTGAAGCAGGTAGCTGACAATCCAAATCCGGAGGTGACTCAGTCCAACCTGACTTCGGCTTTGCAGGCGATGGCCGACGCCTACTCTATGGACTACCAGAATTTCGGGCTCTACCAAGACGGGGGTGGCGCGACCCAACACACTGTACTCAACATCGAAACTTTCGGAGGCACCAAGGTTGTTGTCCCCCCATCGTTCATGAACGGACCTTGGACTGGCCGCATTGAGTACCTTAACCGCCGCATGTATTATCTGGTGCTGCGGGCGGAGTTTCGCACCGGCAGTGGCTTGTATAGCTGGAACGAACGGATCACCATCAAAGGTACAGGTGGCCCATTGTGGAGGTACAGTCCAAGGGAGGTTGGAGAACCCCAAGGGCAGGTCCTTCAAACCGCCACGTCCTTCTGGTATGTGCAGGAAGGGGAGAACGTCGGGCGTATGGATTGGGAACCCCCCGCAGACCCTCTGTACCCATCCATCGAGCATGGTGAGATGCGGGTCAGAACCTTTGAGACGGCGAAAGACGTTGTCGTTGGAGGTGCGGAGATGTTTGGCACTTCGTGGAAATACTTCATGGAGGCGGTGACGAGCCAAGGTTTTAGTGCCTTCGTATTGCCGAGTATCAACTCATGACATGGTCATTCCCGGGGGTCTCGTATCCCCACGAATTCACTTACACTCAGACACTGGGCTTTCAGCCTGACGTAGCGTTGCTGAAGTGCCTACCGCAGGTGACGAACCTACCCTCCTCCGGCGATGTTACTTTGTCATGGGGGGCAACATCGATCGTGCTGGAAGACTGCGTAGTAGACCTTGCCTCTATCAACCTGACGCCGGAAGGTCGCTTCGTCAAGTTGAATGTCCTCGACCGGCGTGAGCGGTGGAAGAAGGTTGCCCCAATCAGCGGTGAGTACAACACGATCCGCGTCGGATCTATCGTGGCTGCCCGCCAACAAACTTTGAGGCAACTCGGTACGGTGTTGATGACGGCCCTCGGAGAGGCAGGGGCAGACGTATCAGCACTACCCACTAATGTTTACCCACCCGTGTCTTGGGAGTGCGAGTCGGTAGTTGAGGCCGCTCAGACTCTACTGGAGGAAAGCGGGTACACAGTTGTCTTGGGCTTCGCGGGGGACGCAGTCAGGGTAGTCAAGATCGGCACGGGTTCGACCCTTCCAACGACCAACCGATTTGTTGGGTCAGACTCCATCGACCCCAAGCTTGTGCCCCGGTATGTCCGTAACTGCTTCGCCCCGTCACAAGCACAAGTCCGCCTGAAGTTGGAGGCTATCGGGCTTGACACAGATGGGACTTGGCAACTGATCGATGATCTGAGCTTTACGCCCGCAGGTGGCTGGGAGCGGGTTCCGCCGCACAGCCTCCCGGGGGTAACCGGTTTGACCGATGAGCAAAAGCTTGAGGCAGTGGGGTACGTCCGCCGGGCCTACCGAGTCATGGGTTTCGCTGACGGCACTTGGGACCTTCCTCTCGGTGGGGGAGCACTCATGGGGCTGACAGATATCCTTCCACTGCTGAACAGGTTGCTGGGCACTGAAGACATTCGCCCCGACGAGTCTCGCCAACCGTTCAAGGTATATGGGAAGTACTTTAAGACCGAAGATGAAACTGGTCAGCCGCCCATCCCCGGCGGTGCTGAAACACTGATAGGCGATCGGGTCACTGGTAGGCCTGCACAGTTTGACGGGGAGAACGGGATCGTCATATTTAATGAACCAATCTGGAGCACCTTTGGCAGTGACTACCTCGCCGCAGATCTCTGGCTGGAGTGTACGATACAGGTCAGAGACCTGACGAACTTCTCGTGGAACAATTACGAGTACGACGTGGAGGTCGCCCCGACCGGTCTGGGGTATCACACGCTTCGCCATGAGCAGCGGGCAGAGACAGTTGTCGAGTACGATTCAGACCATGTCGTGACCGGGTCAACGACGAACCAAACGGCCCTTGACGCTATTGGCAATGCCTGGGCGACTTCACTGGCAGCGGTCTACACCACAACAGCCGGGCGGTACATCGTTTACAACCAGCCAGACTTGACTTTACGTTGTGATGGTGCCATCATTCAGATCCAGCATATATTGACGTGTGGGGCGGGGGAACATGCGGTGAACCGGACAATCGCGTCAAGCCACTTCGAGTTCGACCGGGGAGTACCGTCGCGGGCGCAGCGTGTGGCTCACCTCAGAGCGTTGTCTGCAGGCGTAGGAGTTCACGTACAGGCCCGTATGTCCACTCGTCGAAAGAATGCAGATGACTGATCGCACAACGGGCAACCACCGCACGACCACGAGGCTGAGAGACGTCATACAGTGGAACAACGTAGCCGGGGCAACAGTGCCGGCCTACGGGGTTGTACAGTTGAGGACGGACTACGCTGCGGGGTACAGCCAGGCATCAAAACCGAATGACACCTCCGGACTGTTTTTTGTCAATGGCCAGCTCGATATCGCCAGTGGTGGTAAAGGTGAGTCACTGCTGTGGAACCAGCCGCGGCTAGTCCTTCTTGGAGCAGGTGTCACGGTTGGGACTGAGGTCGGGCCGGTCAGTGGTTCGTGGAGCATGTCGGTTGATGGGACTGGGTTCAGGGTCATCCATCAACCG